AAATATTATCATATGATTGGTATTGGGTTTGCTGGTCTATCTGCATACTTATTTCTTAAAAAATATCCTTCTGATACACGTTCGCTACTAACATCTGCTGCCGGAGTAGTAAAACATTTACCTATTGACAGAGAAGCAGGAGATATGTTAAGTCCTATATTAGAAATGACAAAAAAAACGGTTGGAGCATGTAGTGTAGAAAATACTCCTCAATTTAAAAGAATGATGAACTCTGGTAAAGGAAAAACGAAACGTTGTGTTAGTGAAACTAAAAAGAAGTTTGTAGCAGCCCAACAAGGATGGAAATGTGCACATTGCAAAAACCAACTACAAGCGTGGTTTGAAGTGGACCATCAAGTAAGATTAGAATACGGCGGTTCAAATCATGTTGATAATTTAGTAGCTCTATGTAGAAATTGTCACGGAAAGAAAACGGCGATGGAAAACTTGTAAATGCATTTGTATTTAGAATAATATACATGCATATTTTCTCTGATTATCATATATGACTGATTATCTAACTGATAAAATATTAAATCAAGGAATAAACAACATAATGGAAAACTATAGTGTTGATGACATAAAAAATGTAGCAAAGTCAGCAAAAGAATCAGCATTAAAAACGGGAAAAAAAGGCGTTAATATTTTAAAAACCAATCCAAAATACTTTGGGTTGGCTATGGCCGTTGAATTATTAATAATTTGGCTTATTTTATACAAATGGAGCCCTTTTGGTGTAAGTGAAAAAGTTCCAGGATTAGTAACCGGTGTTATGTTACTTAATGGATTTATTAACTTAGCAATGTATGTTCTTGTTTCTTCAAATTGGAATAGTGATATAGATCAGGTTCGTAATGCAAATATTACAATGGGGAATATGATTAGCAAAGTTGGTTTGACTGCTATTGCAGTTCTAGGTATAGTGTTCGTAATTTGGAGCACCCTTATGCTAATTGAGCACCCATTTATTCTATCTTGGGTTGTCTGGATTTTTAATTTTTTATATGTTTCTATTAGTGGTTTAATCATAATAGCAATTGCTTACTTATTTTTGAAACCCTACATAGATGCAGGTCAAAAACAAGGTGCTGCTTCTATATTTTCTCTAATAGGAAGTTTTATAATGTACACGCCGTGCGCATTGATTGACTTAGTAGATTGGTTTAAAAATCAATTTTCGATTACAACATCAACAACGTGGATTTTATTAGGGGTTGAAGCAGCGGTTATATGTTTAGGATTCATATTACCAAAGATAATTACTTGGGCATTGACAAGAAATGGTAAACATCTATTACGAGAACCTATTTACTTAAATAAACGAACTGTTATCGGTACTCATAAAGACTTTTATGGTGACCAAAAAGATAATTCAGGAACATATAAAATTGGCAACGTTGTAAAAATTACAAATGAATCACCTGAAAAAACACCACCTAAACACAAATATATATATTCTATTTCTGGATGGTTCTGGCTAAACCCCCAGCCGCCTAATACAAGAGCATCGTACACAAAATATACTAATATTTTAGAATATGGCAATAAACCAGTTGTTGAATATAACGGATTAGAAAACTCCTTACGTGTGAGATGTCAGATTGTAGATGATAATTATATCACAATTTATGAAACAGATAAAGTAGATTTTCAAACTTGGAATAATATTGTTATCAACTATGATGGAGCAAATATGGATGTGTTTTTAAATGGTGAATTAGTTGGTTCTAGGCCAGGTATTGCTCCTTATATGACATATGAAAACTTAATTGTAGGAGAAGAAAAAGGTTTAGAAGGAGGTATAGCAAATGTTATTTATTACGATAAGGTTTTACAAAAAAGTCAAATATTGATGGCATACAAAACACTTAAAAATCTGCCATCCCCTGTGCTTTAGATAAGATAATTTCTATAAGTATAGTATATAATGGCGATTGTAAAAACCGTTCTAATAGTTCTAGCGGTGCTTGTTGTTTTATACGTAATCCTCAATGTATTTTTCAAAAAGTCCACGGACTTGACAGGCATGCACAAAACTAGCGATAAAATTGAGGTAATTGAAGCTAGTACAATTCCTAATAGCGATAACAGTAGTAATTACACATACTCTATGTGGTTTTATGTTGATGACTGGGAGCAAAACTTTGGACAGCGCAAACATCTGATGGAAAGAAAAAATGATGATGGTGAAATGAGTCCCGGTGTATATTTAGGGGCAATGGAAAACGATATTATTATTAAAGTTTCTTGCTACAAAACAAATCAAAGCACAGGTGTAGTAGGAAAACAGTCTATTGAGCATACATGCACAGTTAAAAACTTCCCTCTTCAATCATGGGTCAATCTTATTATCAGTATGTACGGTCGCACCCTTGATGTATATATTGATGGTAAGTTGGTGCGCACATGCGTTCTTCCTGGTGTTGCAAAACCTGATAACAATGCAAACATTGTTGTCCTAGGTGGAGCTAAGTTCTCCGGATACATTGCCAACTTCCAATATTGGGATGAAGCATCAAATCCTCAGCAAGCTTATAATATTTACAAATCAGGCTTTGGTGGTAGTTGGTTAAGCAACTTGTTTAATAAATACCGTATCAAAGTAAGCTTCCTTGAAGACAATAAGGAAAAAGCTAGTTTTGAAATATAACAACTTTTCATATTCATTTCTATACAATTTATCTTTCTCTAGTATATAGATATGAATAACCAATTCGCAAGAGTATCAGATAGCTCTAGTGGTTTCAGTCAGTTTAATTCAAACAAATACTTAGCTGGAACACGTGAGTTTTTAGAATCAAACAGTATAGTAGCCAAGTTTGCATTTCTATTGTTAGTTCTCATTCTATTCGTTATGGCACTTCGTTTAGGGACTTCTATTCTTTCATGGATTTTTACTCCTTCACCTAACCCTATTCTCATTAATGGTATGATTGATGCAAAACAAATGATAAAAATACCTCAAGATCCAAATGTTAATGGTGCTATTCCAATTATGAGGTCAAAAAATAATAAAGATGGGTTAGTGTTTACATGGTCTGTATGGATTTTTATTGATGATTTACAATACCGCCAAAACGAATATAGACATATTTTCCATAAAGGTAATGATGATATAAACGTTACTACTGTTCCTATTGGCATGAACCAACCTAACAACGCACCCGGTCTTTACATCGCTCCAGGAACAAATGACCTTATTGTAATAATGAATACATTCGACAAGATTAAAGAGGAGATTGTTATTCAGGATGTTCCACTCAATAAATGGATCAATGTAATTATCCGTGTTGACGAGCAACACAAGCTTGATGCTTATATCAATGGAAAACTTGTAAAACGACACATTCTTGCTAGTGTACCAAAACAAAACTATGGAGATGTTTATGTTTCAATGAATGGAGGTTTCTCAGGTTATACAAGTGCTCTTAGGTATTTTGACACAGCTCTGGGAACTAACCAGATTCAAAGTATTGTTGATGCTGGTCCAAATCTTAAAATGATTGGTTCTGATATGAAGAATAGTATGCCAAGATATTTATCATTGCGCTGGTTCTTCTCTGGTGCAAACGATATGTACAATCCATAAAATATTTTTGCATTTATAATGTCTTTTACTATTATAAATGTCAGACAATTTATGCAAGAAACATCCAATGACTGGAGGCAATTGGTCGGAGGGTGGACCGCCGCTGTGGTCAAGAACTTGGTCAAGATATAAACCTCCTTGTATTAATTTTGATACAGAGACAGGAGGTTTCACCAAAGAACAACTTGATATGCGTAGAAAAGCATATGTTTTAAATTACAATCAAAGAAACAGCAGACCAAAAAAAAAGATGCTTACATCTACTTTTCGAATCATCCTAAAAATAGAAATAGAAGCACTGCGACAACAGCAAGTTCTTCAAATATGAATTTTCAAAAAAAAGGAAAAAATATTTATACGTGCAATCCTTCGAACGATTCTACTGTGCAAAAAAGTTATCCAACAACTGCAAGTGATGTCCCAGGTAAAGTTATGCAACTGTATATTGAGGAAAATGTTCCTGTAACAATGATAAATACTGTAAGAACATATGGAACTAATGGGGGAAAATACCCTACGACGTGTAATAAAAAAGATAAACTAAACGATAGGTGTATCCCAACAACAAAAGGCTTACTATTACAATTTACTTATTAATAATATAATATTCATTATTTTAATAATTATATTATTTGCTACAAACACTACATTTACCGTCTGCATTATTATTCGCTCTTCTTTGTAAAGCTCTTCGTACAGCAGCACTTTTTGCTCCTACACCTGACCCTACTACATAATGATTATCGATTCCTCCTGTTGAATTATTGGAAAATATTAATCTCCTTACACCAGCACCACCTCCATTACTAGGTTTAAATCGTGCAGTTCTTCTTCCAGCGGGCGTTTTTACGTTAGACATTTATATATATTATGTATATTTATTCTCTCAAATTAGGATTAATACATATTTCCTTAGATGGGAAAATATCTCCTGACATACATTTGTCTCCCTCTCCGACTTTTATACAACTTCGAAACCCTCTATCTTCTCCAATATAGCAATATCCTGACTTAGGTGGAGACCTACTTTGCTGTGTTAAACTACCAGAATCATCTGGTGCAGGAATATTAGTTGATGTTTGTCTCTTAACTGCATGATCTAATGCTTGCTGAGTTGTTGTATCTTGATTATCAATTCGGTTAAATTGAACATCTTTGACACCAACTGCTTTCTCCATTAAAGTAACTGCATCGTCTACTGTTCCAGCAGCAACATCTACCACTGCTTTTGCACCTTCAGCGCTAACATTAGTAACTTGCTTTACAGTTTCACCTGCTCCATAACCAAAAAAAGATAACACTGGTTGCAAAAATCCTTTTGTGGAATCAGTTACACCACCTAAAAATGTAAACAAATTAAAACCTAGAAAAGCTAAAATTAATATTATTAATCCATATCTAATAATACTTTCCCATTGTAATCCGCTTGATAGTTCTTCACTTTTTTCAACTGTTTTATCTAAAGCTGTTCTAACAGTTCCTATCATTGTGCCTGAGGATGTTGGAACTGATGGTGAAACACCACTTACATCTACATCAATACCATTTGGTGATTTTGTAATTATTTCAGAAAGGTCCATTTATATATTACAAAGCATAAAATACTTTAATATCTCACTAATTACTATATGACACTAACTAAGCGAAAACAAAAAAAAGTAAAAAGGAAAACAAGAAAAAGAAATCTCCCTAAAGACCATGTTAAGCTATCAAACAGTGTTAAAAATATAATTCATGATAAGTTATACAAAGAATATAGAAGTCGAGTTATTGATAATCCTTCATTAAAAAACTTACAAGCACTAGAAACAATAGTAAAACACAGTATAAAAACAGACTTAACGCGAAGTAAATCTTACTCTCCAAGTATTAATAGAAAATTGGTTTCACTTAGAAGTATAACTGAACATCCCTTATTTACTTGCAGTGATTTATCAGCTTTAGAAAATACTGCGAGTTCTAAAGAATTAATGGTTAAAATAATTCATAATAAGAAACCAATATGTACTAGTATTTATAGTCCTATTGCTAAAAAAGCTTTTTTACGTGCTCTTAAAAGTAGAAAGATTAATTATTCTAATTTGATTTTACCTATACAGTTTCATGCAAATTGTTGGTTTAATACTATATTCATGTGCATGTTTATTAGTGATAAAGGTAGAAAGTTTACTAGATTTCTTAGGCAAGCAATGATAGAAGGTAAATTAATTAATGGTAATGAAATAACACCTAAATCTTTACAAAAAAGTCTAATTTTATTTAACGCTGCTATTGAAGCTGTTCAAAATAAAGGAGACAAATTAGATAACGCATCACTTGCATTGAACACTAATAGTATAATTCACAGTATCTACAGAGCAATACCAAAAAGTTTTCAACAACAACACTTTGGAATAAAAGATGTTGATGAATATGGTAACCCAATTGCTTTTTATACTGATTTAATCAATTTTGTAGATGCCAATAGTGCTGGTGCACCGTCTATGAAAATCCTTTCTAGACATCATGATGTTTCAGCTTTTCTTTCAGGAAATCAAAATGAAACTAGTGATATTGTAGTTGTTCAATTATACAATAGCGAATATACTCCTAGTTATGCGCACGCAAAACACTTTAAAAAAAGAACTAATATACATCATAAAAATAGTCGATATAATCTAGATTCTGCAGTCATACGTGATAATAACCATACACATTTTTGTTGCAGTATAACATGTAATAAAAAAGAAATGTTATACGACGGTGCCGCTTTTACAAAACTAGCACCCAAAAAATGGAAATCTTTATTAAATAAAAACAAAAATTGGTCATTGCCTGGTTCTAAGGCAAAATGGAACTTTACAACAGGTTATCAAATATTATTCTATTATCGAGTTTAACCCACTCCCATTAATTTATTCATTTTTTCTAATCTCTCCAATGTTTTATCTAAATTACTTCGTTCAACACCTGCAAACAAATAATCTGTAGCAGGCGCATGTTCGTTTTTCTTGCATTCTTTATAAACTAAATCTATCTTACTAGCAACGTTTTGAACTATTTTCTTATCACTCCAAATAGCAATTTTGAAGTCTACTAATTCAGTTAAGAGAGATATTGCAAAATAAATTAAATATTTCCTTCTCTTTTTTACACCATCAGTGTATTTTAAACAAAACATATCAACTAAAGCATTAATTATTTTACTTGTTATACGACATCCTTTTTCTTTTGCTCTGTTTTTTATTAAATCCCATATTATCCAAACTCCATCTTTTTGATATTTTGAATCAACGCAGGCCCATGACCTTCGTTCCGCAACCACTGTCTCTTTTTTCTTTTTACAGATTGTTTGAAACTCTAAAATCCATTCAACCCAATAACAGGCATTATATGCATTTTTCGATTTATTTGATAAATGATATGCTAATTCATTTACAGCTATGAAGAGCTCATTCGGGTCTTCATCTAGAAAACTTTTGTTTCCATAACTGACATTTGGAGCTTTTAATTTAGACGCCATATGAGCCATATTAAACTCTTCTTGTTTCTTTATTTTAACAGCTTCATATACATGTCTTTTTTTGGATAGACATAATGTTGCCATAAGTTCTCCAAATAATTGTCTTACTTTTTGGTTATTCCTTAAAGCTAATTCATTTCCTACAAACCCATTTGACATAACATCTTTGAAGTTTTGCATTCTAAGAGATATGTATGTCGGTAATGTAGGATTTCCTAAATGAATGTAACGTGACGTAAATAATATTATTATTTCCCATATATCGATATAATGACCTGCACATACTAATTCGGCACACCAATAACATGCTGCTTCAATTTTAGATGCTACTAAACATTGTAATAATTCTTTTTTGACTTTTGTTTTTTGAAATTTAGAGAAACTAATCTTTCTGAACTCACTATCCTTACGTACATCATTTATTTCGTTCTCAACCATATAACTCTAAATTACACAAAAAAAATCGTCTCTATACATATACACAGATGGGACGTAAAAGCTTTATTTCTAGTATTTTAAGAAGTTGGAAAAAATGTACTACTATTGAAAAAATATTTTATGTTAGTTTTACTATTGTTATAGGTTTAGTATTGTATAATGTTACCAAACCAGAAATTGAAAACTTTGAAACTAGTGCAGAGTTTATTGTAAAGAGAGGACCAGATATATATGATAATTTTTATGTTAATATGTATGATTCTCTTCTCTTTAATCAAGCAAAGAATGATTATGAAATAGGCAAAATAATGACTACCAAACCAAGTAATAGAAGTATTATAGTAGACATTGGTTCTGGAACTGGTCATCATGTAGGTGCATTAAAAAAAATGGGTTACAATGCAAAAGGTATAGATATTTCTCAAAAAATGGTTAATAAAGCAAAAGAAAACTATCCTAGCTGCGACTTTAAGGTAGCTGATGTATCAAAGAATATCAATTTCCAACCTAATTCTATTACTCATGTTTTATGTCTTTACTTTACTATTTACATGGTGAAAAACAAAAGACAATTTTTTAACAATTGTTACAGTTGGTTGATGCCCGGAGGTCATATTATTTTACATTTGGTGAACAAGAATAAGTTTGACCCGATATTACCTGTAGCTGATGTTTTTGGTGGCTTAGACCCTCAGAAGTATTCTAATGAAAGAATTACTAGTACTGTGGCAAGTTTTGATACTCATGATTATAAAGCAGAGTTTAAATTACAAGGAGATAAATGTACCTTCTTGGAAACTTTTAAAAACAAGGAAAACGGTTCGGTTAGGAAGAATGAACATAAACTATATATGGAGTCACAAAAAACAATCTTAGCTATGGCTAGAGACGCAGGTTTTATTATGGTTAGTGAAAGTGAAATGAAAAAATGTGGTTATAATAACCAATTTATATATATTTTACAAAAGCCACAGTAACACGTTAATTATAAAAAACTATTTTATCAATAATACTTAATGTTGAAATATATTGCATTAAGTATTATCGTATTGTTAATCATCTTCAATCTATTTCTAAGAATAAGGTTTCCTTTTTGGAGTACACAACCGGTTTTTCATATTTATGATTTGCATCATTGGATATTTACAAAAAAAATTATTAATCCAGAACTACCTTCAGCTAACAAATATGTAAAATTGCTAGATATAGAAACTTTCCCCTTTAAAAAAGCAACAAATGATATTACTGTAAAATCATCTGCTTTTATAAAAGAACATTTTCTCCGAAACAAATATGCCCAATATAATCCATCATACGATGATATTTTTAATTATCTTGATACTTCAACTCCATCATTTATAAGTGTTTATTCAAAACCTAAAATTGTATATAATGATGACGATGGAATACTTGACCGAGATATATTGGGTGTTATTACAAGCAGACCACTTTTTATTACATTCAAAAAAACAAAAGATATTCTAAATGTTAATTATGTAGATAATTTATGTGTACATAAAGCTAATAGAAAACAAGGTATTGCACCAAAATTAATACAAACGCATCATTATCATATTAGACATTTAAATAAAAATACAAAGGTATGTCTTTTTAAACGTGAAGGCGAAATGACAGCAATTGTCCCATTAACTACATACGATACAATAACTTATGAAATAGAAAACTTCCCCAGATTAAAACTTGAATATGCTTCATTAAAAATACTAAGGATTACTAATAACAATATAAGCTTGTTTAAAGATTTTGTTAAAAACTACGCATGTAAGTTTGAGTGTGTTATTAATATGGAACTGATGACAATTATAAAGTTGTTGAAAGAAGAAAATATTATTATTTACACTTTAATTGAAAATCATGAAGTATATGCAATTTATATTTTTAGAAATACACCTTCAACTGTATATGACCAGAAAGGTATAGAATGTATTGCAACAATTAATAATTGCCCCCACAATGAAACATTTTATAACGGGTTTTGTTCAACTCTTAGAAGGATTAAACGAAAATACAAAAAAGACCTTGTTTGGATTGAAAATACATCTGACTCAAACACTATAATTAAGTATAATGTTAGACATAATGTAATACAAAAAACATCATGTCCTACTGCATTTTTTCTTTACAACTATGCAAGTTATAGTTATAGAAATAATAATTGTTTGTTTATTTACTAACGTACATATTTGCCGGCTCTAGCAAAAGAGTCTAAAACAAATATGATGAATACTCCTAAAAATGAGTAAAGAATAACTTCCTCGGTTACATGTCCAGTTTTAAAATCTTGTGCTTCCTCAAGAAGGTGAATCATGTAATCTAGTTTTTGTGTTAATTCATCATTGCTAATAGTTCCGTTGCCAGCTCTATCATAATAAGGTACAAATTGTTTATAATAGTCTTCACTTGCTAAAGAGGGTAGATTTTGGAAAGCCTCAGCATATTTTGGACCATTTTGTGTTCCTATGCCCATGCTTGTACTATGAACTGGTTGAACAGGTACATCATCCAGGGGGTCATTTTGCTTTGTCCGTTCAACGCCAATAGACTGGGTTTGAGGAGGGTCAAAATCAGCTAAATCGTCTTCATCACCATCCATACCGGTTATAAGCTGTTCTCTAACCTTACTTAATTGAGGATGACGATTCTTAACTGTTCTGTTTTTCTTCTTCCTCTCTATTGAATTTGAAGAATCTTTATTATTATTATTTTCATTATTAAATGGAGCGGCATAAAGTGCTAAAGACATATCTATAAAAAATTGAGATATTTTAATTTACTTAGAGTACTCAATTCACTAATTAATTCTCAAAAAAGTGTTATAATACTATATATAATGAAACAACACATTGATATGATAGTTATGCTTGTAGTAGCCTTTTTACTATTTACTAAACCAACTGTTTTAGTAAACTTTGCTAACTCTATTGTTGGAAAACTTGTTTTAGTTGGTTCTATGTTGTTTGCTCTTCGTCATTCCACTTTGTCAGGCATTTTTATAGCATTACTTTTTGTTCTCTTAATGGAGGAAGTTATTGAAGGATTATCTACAATTGTTCCTACTACTAATCAAGACACTATTAATGCTGCAGAGAAAGAGTTTGATGAACAATATAATAGACATTTAGACATGAGGGAAAAAAATTGTGTTGCTCCTAACCCTGGAGAGGCAGCAACGGTATTTATTGATAATGAAGGGAAAAAAATAACTTTAGATGAAATGGCTAAAAAGTTTCCTTATCAGTTCACTAAAGATTATGGTATATGCAATCCATGTGCAGACGCTTTGCAGGGAGAAGGAATATGTCCATTTAAAATAAACTCTACGGTTGAACAATTTGCAATTATGGAAGAATTAAAACCTATATCGGGTAAAAAACACATTCCTCACCGAGCAGGCAATGCAACTCCTTCAACAGAAGAAGAAGAATAAAATTATAATAATATTAAAATATAATGAAGACATTTGTCAATATATTAATATTATTAGCATTTACAATAACAATGTTAAGTTTTTTAGATAAAAATACTTACGAACCATTTAGTGGATTCATGGGTAATGTAAAAAGTACATACAATAAGCATAAACGCAATGCAAGAAAATACATAAATGAAAAAAACTCTAGCGTCACTAGTAGTGTCAACAGAATGATACGTAAAGTAGGATTATAATCTAATTATAAACTAATAGAGATGCTACAATACATGAAATATCTTAGAAAAGCTATTAACGAAAGTCCTTATTTAGCAGGTATAACAATGATTCTTTTAAATATAGGGTCTAAATACGTTGAGTTCGGATTTACTAAAACACAAGAACAGGCACTTAGAAATGGATTAGCCAGAGAATTAATCTTATTTTCAATGGTATTTATGGCAACAAAAGACATATTATATTCAATTCTTATGACAGCTGCATTTATTATTTTAACAGACCATCTATTTAATCACGAGAGTAGTTTTTGTATAATGCCTGGTCATTTAAATAGAATTGCTCTTGAAATTGATAGAAATGGTGATAATATTATTAGCAAAGAAGAAGAAGAAAAAGCAATTGAATTGTTAAGAAAAGTTAAAAACCAAACAAAAAATAAACAACAGGCAATTTTTACATCTTACTTATGTCAGTCAAATTATACTCAAATATAATGTTCATAATCTTTTATCAATATATTATAAGATTATGAGTAATTCTATATTAGCAATTAGATTTTCAACTACTGGTGATATTATTAAAAATGATGTAATTTTTTCACCTAATATGGTTTTCCAAAAAATAAGGAAAGATCTAACAATATATTTTCCACCAACTGTAAAAATAACAAAAACATTATTGGATAACTCAGTAAAAGAAAATACAAACCCCATAGATATTTTTACGTCACGTTCATATTTTCTTCAGTTTATGGCTTACTCTACAAATAGGAGACGATTCAAACCTATATCTTTACAAAAAGCCGTTGATACTGGCGTTGTAAAACATAACATGGAGTTTTTTAAGAAACTTTTTTTTAAAAAAGAAAACCGTATTTTTATTGATGGTAGAGCTTACACAATATTATCTAGTAAATTAAATATTGAGGATTCTCTACTTCCAAAGAATAAAAGTTTACTTCAGTACATTATGAGGGTAAACATAAAAGTAATTGAAAAAAAAAAGGATACATATTTAAATCGTACAAAATTAAGTTGCAAAGATAAAAGAGCTAACATAAATGAACAATGGGAGGCATTTTTTGGAGAACCATTTTTTGATTCAGGATTACCAGAAACCCGCGATAAAAGAGCACCGGTTATGTACACTGGTGATAATATGGGAATAGCAGATGCAGCAAGACCAAAAAAGCTTATCCCAATTGCAAGAATGGTTCCACCTTATGCTAATCCAGGATTTCAAAATCCATATCAACCGATGAATTATAATAGAGCTCCTTCTTACCCAATCGCTCAAACAAGACCTTATGCTAATCCAGGATTTCAAAATCCATATCAACCGATGAATTATAATAGAGCTCCTTCTTACCCAATCGCTCAAACAAGACCTTATTATCAAAATCAAAGCTTTCCAATGACTAATCCTATTCCTAGCGCACCACCTGCCTCACCATATAATTCTAAACCACGGATTATGAGCAATGGTATACCACTATTGAGACAAACATCTACAAGTGGATTTGGCGGTGGTAAGAAAAAAACGAAACGAAGAAAGAAAAAAATTAAAGGTACTAGGAAGGTTAACAAACGCCGCCGTTAAGTCCTAATACTTGAGTTTCAAACTCATTTTTATATTTATCTGGAATACAATCAAAATCTACTAATTTTTTATTACGATTATACCTTTCTCTTGCTCCTTCTTTCTCAAGTTTTTTTTCAAATAATTCCCTATCATTATAATATTTAAGTGCTGTTTTTGGTCCACATTTTTTAAATACACCAGGTATATCATCGCTTTTATCGCCGCAAACTATTTTACAAAACTTGTCACATTCTGCATCTCCAGTTGCATTTTTGCTAGTTGTTATGTCTTTGTATTTTAGATTGTATATAGAGACTCTATCACTTGCTAGTTGTAGATAATCCATATCACTTGCAATTATCCAAACATGTGCATCCGGATATTTTTCAACAATGTGTTTAGTTGTTATTGCAATACAATCATCTGCTTCTAAACGTGGATGCATCATTACTGTTTGTGCGCCCGCCTGATGGAATAAACTTTTTCTTGTAGTATCCTCATATTGACCTGCATTATAAGCTAGTTTGAAGAACGGGCCGCCCAGAAATCCATCATCTTTGTCTCTACAAGCTTTGTAAGTTTCAAATAGCTCCATTCTCCATATATCTTTCCTGGGACAATCTCTTGCTACAATCTTGATTACCGGCCCCTTGATTTTAAGTTTTTTTTCAATCTCTTTAAACTTTGATATAAATGTTGAGTTAAACTTCTCAACAAAATCTTTGTTTTCGATAGGTATACCTAATTCTTCATCTGGCTTTGCTAGACCCCACCAACTCATCATCGCAAAATAGCGGTAAAATGTATAATAACTTCCATCAACTAAAATGAAATGCATATTGTTTATTTATGTAAAAACAATATGAATGTATTTAAATGATTCAATTTTCTAATATTCGAACATACTTTCTTGAGCTTCTACCATATTTTTAATAGCTTCGCTAATGCAGTGCATGTAATTTTCTTCTTCATTACATAATTCATTGCATACACTACCTGCTATTCCTAATGATAATTGTAATTTACAGAAAAATCTTGAAAGTTTTAATCCATACTTGTATAACTCTAAGTTTAATCTATATATTAATTGTATATCCATCTGTTTTTCAGCAGAAAAACATTGTCTTGTCAACTCCACTATCTTTACCATCAAATTAGATTTATCTGCAGAACTCATCTTATCAAACTTTTCTTTTGGAAAAACGAGTTCTTTCAGTAGTGTTTCAGCTGCACATTCATAGTTTTTCTCTAAAGCTCCTTGTTTAAAAAAATCATAAAATATATTTTGTTGATGGCGCGTCATCGTTCCTGTTGCCCCAAAATCAATAATACCTATTTTCTTTTTATCATTATCTTTCATAAAAAATATATTTCCTGCATGTAAATCGTTATGATATAATCTATCATATAAAACAGATTTCATACTGTATCTAGCTAATATTCTACCATAATCGTATTTATCTGATGAGTCAACGTCGTGTATGGTTTTACCTTCTAAATAATCCATGACAATTATCCTATTGTCTGCCGATGTAAAATCAGGGTAAGTTTTGGGTATAATAATATTTTCTATATATTTAAAATTGTTGTATACTTTCTCTGACACATCAAGTTCATTCTTAAAATCGACTTGTTTTAGTATTTCTTCAACATTTTCTTGAAAAATATCAGGCAAAGACAGTATATTAACATAAGGAATGTATGATGAGATATTCATAAAATATTCTATTTTTTGTATACCATCTATTAATTTACTGTAAATATTTCTTCTTTTCACTTTTACAATTACATCTTTATTATCAAGCCTGCCTTTATAAACTAATGCTATCATACCAGATTTAATAGGTACATGCTCTATCTCTAAAGTTTTCCCGGTAGATATATTTACATTATTAATTAGAGATTCTATATTCCATATTTCATCTTCACTATAAGGTGCTTCATCATTAAACTTTGATAAAAAAAGCATTTCTTCATTAGTTAAAACGTCAGCTCCACACGATAATGATTGGAATATTTTTGAGTAAATTATATTTTTATCAGATAAATATGCCGCCACATTTTTTATACAGTCAAGTCTAGGTCTGCCTGACATATAACATAAGTATTGCCACCCAATACAATAACCGGTTGAAATAGAGAACTTAACGTTTTCAATAATAGACATATATATTTATGCTAAGTTTTCTATAAATGATTTTAATCTTAAGAACATCTTTTTCATTAATAATCCTGGCATTTTCTCCATATATTTTGGAACGTCATCATCTAATTTCAAATCAAAATTATACACAACTTTCGCACTAGAATTATTAGCAACTGATATCTCTAATGTACTAGTTCCACATGAAACTGGCTGACAATTATTTGGGACTTTAATATTTTCAGGACACTCTAATTGTTCTGCAACAAACCTTACTTTATCCTTATTATCAACAAACATTTGGGTTTTTGAATATATGTATTTTTGAGGAATGCCAAACTCAGCACCAAATCTTTTCAGTACTACTAAACTTTCTATGTAATCTTTCCCTTCATTTGGATGAGTCGAAAATATTACGTCATCAATAATATCTTTATTAACTGCATTAATTAATTCATAAAGTTTAAATCCCACTACATTGTGTAAGTCTATTTTATTATTATATAAGTCAAACTCTAATGTAAAGGACACATCATCTTCATTATCTTTACTTTTAACCATTCCTAAAAGTACATCGTGCTTGTTACAAATAACATTGTTGCTGTATGCCATCTAAAATAGATAACAATGTTATTTTAAATATTTGAACTTAATTATAAATTAATATTTATTACTTATTCAAAGTAAATAATACAATATTTTTCAATTAACTACATAAGTAATTGTAGGTAATTTATTAATAAAATTGAAATATAAATATAAATATTACCAATAATCATTTACGAAATCTACTATGGTTATTGAAACTAAATACGATTACATATATTATACGGCAATCACTAGTGATTGGCTTGAGTTTATTACAAGTACCACAGAATCAGAATTGACATATGATTTATTATGTAATTTTATTAATAAAAAATTAAAAGAAAGTAACGATTGGACTTTAAATAATTTGAAGATTGATTATAGCCAGCATTGTGATGATATTGATAATTGGATACGAATGCATAATAGACATAAAGATCGTCCGGTATTCGTTCAGTTGGGAGAGAATCATCCTGTAATTAGAACTGGTCAAGGTTCGTTATTCGTATTATATGAACAAGAAGAAGAAGATGATTATCAAGATTCCATTTCTGTGCGTCATGACGACTGTCCCGATAATGAAATGTTGGAGGGCACTGTTGATGGTTTGGCCGGTGCTGGTGGTAGATTATAAATAACTCACAATTTTTTCTTTTTTTTAACTTTTAAAAGTATATTTCTATAAACATGTTTTTTGACTAAGAATTCTTACTTTCTGAAAATTAGGTTTGAAAACTACTTTATTTTGAAAAAATATCTACAACAGTAAACAACATTATTTGTAAACAGCAATTTTATGTAGAGAAGTTATGTAAAGGCAAAAACTTAAAAAAAGGAACTATAAAAAATTACCGAAAAAAGGGTTTAGGAGCAATAATATTATCTTAATATAGTGAAACAAAATGAAACAAAATGAAACAAAAAAGGACGAAAAAGGGACAAAAAGGGACGAGATTTTTCACTGTAAATATTGTGACTATACAACGTCTCATATTGGTCATTGGAAAAGACATATTGACACGAAGAAACACAAAAAGCTGGTAATGAAACAAAATGAAACAAACGAAACAAAAAAGGACGAAAAAGGGACAAACCGGACAGAAAAACAAAAACTATGTAATTATACATGCAATATTTGTAATGAAAGTTTCGGAAGTAGAACTACATTATGGAGGCATAAAAAGAAGTGTCTAAAAGCTAATAGTAAGAAAGATAGTAGTAATGATGCATTGAATATTATTTTACAAGAAAATAAAGCGTTGAGAGATCAAATTTTAAAAGAAGCAAAGGAAAATAAAAAGTTTTTGCATCAGCAGTTATCAAAGGCGAATGAAATATCTTTGGAGTTAGCCAAAGGCACTACGCATCCCTTATCTAATGGGGCTAATACAATAAATAATAACTATGGTAATATGGTTAATAACAGCTTTAATATAAATGTTTTCTTGAATGAGAAATGTGCAAATGCTATGACTATTCAAGATTTTGCTAAAAAGTTACAACTAACAATGGATGATTTAATTGGTGCTAAACATAATAAAGCAAATGGTATAGCAAATATTGTTGTTAAAAACCTTGAACCATTAGCAATTACTGATAGACCTGTTCATGCAATAAATAAAGACGAATGGTTTGTAAATGATGAAAAAGACGGGTGGGAAGGAAACAAACCATATAAAATAATTGATGCTACAAGACATGGTATAAGAAGTAAATGGCCAGATGTATTTGAAGAAGAACATCCAGAATGGATAAACAATGAAAAATTAAAAACAACATATGTTGAACTTGCAGGAATGGCTACTGCAGATTTATCTGATAAAGAAAAATCATTAATAACCAAAACAATCGGGAAAAATTGTAAAATAAAACCTGAAGATATGTGAGTTTATTTATATTTAAATATATTAATCGACTATAAACTAATGTCATTATCAGAAGGTATAGTTGGTTCCGAAGAATGTATAATATGCTTTGAGGGTTCGTTAGAAGAAAATAAATTAGAACCGATAGGAAATATTTATATTATGCCACATTGTTTCTGTAGTTACAATATCCATTCAAAATGTATTAATGAATGGCACCATATACAGAGTCAACAACGAACATTTTATAATAACCAAGGAATGTTTCATTGTCTTAAATGCAATAGTCCTGTTATACTAAAGCGAGAATCGAAACCACTACCAGAAAATAATTATCGGACAAACAATTTTCAGGTAGTTTGCGTTATTATAAGTTGTATAATTGGACTATTTTTATTAATGTTATATATAGGTTTAATTACGCACATTTAAAATATTCTTATTTCTTAAAATATTTTAAATATATATACAAAATGTCCGATATTAACATCACAATAGATTTTATTACAAAAAGGGACAAAATTATAGAAATGTTGAATATTTCCATAATAATTTTATTTCTTGAATTATCAATTTATGAAAAGACAATAGAAGAGAAATTAGTGGGTGAGGGTGATACTAATGATATAAAAAAATACAGATTATCATCATTAATCTCAACATTAGAAGAAGAACTAGATAATAAACGAAAAACAGTTTTTTCATTAGTAAGAGTATTAACTGATAATAATCGCTCTTTGGAAAATCCAACCTACATACCTCAAGAAACCGCGGCAATTTTAAAGAATGGCGATATTAATTGGTTTGGAAATATAATATCAAAAAACGAGTGTACAGAAGCAGAATTAAATCTAATAAAAGACCTTGAACTACCAATTAATCCACTTTGTAAGTATAAACATGAAATAAACTCACATATAATATGTCGCGCACATTATGATAGACGTTATCCAACAACATTTAGATTTTGCGATAAAAAAGATTGTGCTGGTTGTGAATTAGCTAGATTACCAACAACAAGTGATAAAAATAAATATTTAGTGTCAGAAGATGACTTAGAAAAAATATTTGTATCGATTAGTAATTTAGATAACTAAAATAGAACTGTCTTTTAAAATAACTTGGCCTGGTATCTCTGTTGGAGTAACATTTTTAATTCTTGTGTAGTTAAATGGTAACTTATTTATTTTTTTTAATTTATTACTATTTGCCTTTATAATACAGCAAGCCCTCTTAATGATTTTGGAGGAGATTCGTTTTTCTGTAGGGTTGACAATAATAGCATGAGCACTAGAGTAACCGTGAGCATGAGCCCAATAATCATCATTATTACTAGTTTTAACCAACACGTCGTTCTCATCTTGATTAGTTCCGATTTTAATAATATAGCCGTTGTACTCTACTTCAATCATGTGTTTCTACAATATTAAAAAAATGTTAATATTGTATCAATTTTATTAATTATATATAATTTATCAACCAAAGTTTACTGTTTTTTTTATATTCATGAATCTCGTTATTTCTAACATGTAAATATATTTCCATATAAGTTTTATTATTATTTATACCTTTAATATAGTAAAATCTTCCTCTTGATGGCTTAACTATAACATTGGCTTTTAAACTAAAAGCTCTATTCAAAGCTTCAAATATATTATCAGTTTCAATTCGCGTTTCTCCAATTCCCCATGAACCCATAATATCAGTTTTATATACTATTGGGTCAATTAATGGTCTTAGAGATTGCATGTTGTATTTGTTGATGCCTCAACATTATTTATAAATAAATCAATTTTATTTAAATATCTAGACTAATGCTGGTTTTTGGTGTTTTCTTTCTTCTTGATGAGCGAGATGGTAATTTGGCGCCAGACATTTCTTTCAATTCTTGTATACTTACAGTACTGCTATTATCTACATTTACTGTTTTTTTATTTGAAGATACTGTTACACTTTTAGTTTTTAAACCAGATAAGATATCCCCTATATCACTTGGTCCTTTCATTTCTGCTCTTTGTGAGGCATCTCCTCTAGAAGACCTTGTAGGAGGCTGAGGACCAACACTTGCGTATGTATCGTCTAGATTAATACCAACGTTGTTAGACCGTGCAGCACTCATGTCAGGTCTATTTCTAGGGATTTGTGAACGTTGACTTTTATCAACACGCGTCTTCATTGCAGCAGGTGGAGGACCAGGTGCAACATTAGCGGGTGGCATAGGTCGCTGTTGACTTTGCATCATATTATTCATAAATCCGCCGAATCCCGGATTTTGCTGTCCCATGGAGTTTACGGCTGCTTGTGTAAACTGTTGCATTAACTCTGGATTTTGGCGCATGATGTCGTCCATGCCTGGCATAGAAGATTTAAACATAGTATTTGTCATATGTACCATGATTGCGGACCCGGCAAGCTGGAAAAGAAGTTTGAGTTCTGGGGCCATTTTAGCCTTAGATTTGTATTTTTCGTGAAGCTCTCCGAAAATCTCGTCGTAATCATCAATATTTTCATTAACTTGTTCACCCCACCCATCAAGTTTGACATCAAAGGGGTCAAACCTATTATTGAGAAACTCAATCCCAGTAATTGCCGCCATGAGCATTTTGCCCTGAAACTTACAACTATTGCTCCGCTCCTTCTCAGCAACAATCATTTCATATTCACCTTTCATTTCTTCTAATTTAGAATCCATGTTGTATTTCTTTGTTAGTTTTGCTCCCTTTTGTTCTAGGGACTCTAGCTTTCTTAAAATCATAAACTTTTCCTTCAATAGTTCTTGAGGTGAAAGTTTTTGGTTAATAACTTCCTTATCTGGGTTAATAGGAATATTGTTAAACTTAACAAATCCATCATTTGTTTTTACTGCTTGTGCAGTGGACTTTCCGATAGAAGGTGCAATACCTGGTTTATCGGAACCACTACCTGAACTAATATCTTGCACATTTAATTTAAGTGAAGAACCTCCGTTTAATGCGTCATTAAAAAGTCCAGATTTAGATTTTGCCTTAATATTACTTGGTTTGTCATCTGTATTTCCTGATAGTTCGTTTAGTTCAGCTTCAAGACTGTTAATATCATCAAGTCCAATATCTGCAGCCCCAGTCTTAGTTGTTTTGGTTTTGTTATTCATAAGTAACTCAATACCACCTCCAAAATTAACTGATGGTTTTGGAAGACTAGCACTACTACCCAGGTCAATACTTATATTGTCGCTAGAATTATCATCACTTCCAGATTTATTCAGTGTAATTACAGGATTACTATGATTACCTAATTCAGTAATATCAATAATATCAGCCATTCTGTTAAAAGATAATGACTTAATTTTAAATGATAAGAAACGCAATAGTTATTTTTTTCTTAAATACCATAAACCTTGGAGAAAAGCGTCAGACAAATCATCCTTCTTTTTGTGAGTGTAAAATAAAGTTTTCCACTCGTTTAATAATGGTTTTTCTGTAATAATCTTATCTGTTATCTCAATTCCTGACTTTTTTCTCTCTGAGTATGTTTTCTTTTTTACATCAAAAGCCTTAAGTTTATTGTGTGAAGATACAAAATGTATATCAGTAATAGACCTATCAATAAAGAACTGTGCTAACATTCCTTGTAATGTTTTCATTCGATTTGCAATAGGACTAATTTGGTTTTCTATTAATACAGTTGTAATATTTTCTATAGGTAATATCTCAGGAAGTAAGCTAGCTAGCTTACATCCAATCTCTATTAAGTCAAGTTGATTAGCAGTTTTTAGAGAGATATTTTTAACTAAATAATGTTTTTCGACGTAATCACACATATTTTCAGCCTGAAGATTTGTATTTAATAAAGTATTCAACGCTTTCATATATTTCTTAGCTGGTTTCTTAGCTTTTTTTATTTTATAATAAATATCTGGGGCCAATGATTTCCCTTCTACTTTTTTAACATGTGTTCCACAATAATAGTCTTTTTGTAAAAAATTATAACTAGCTGTTTTTCCACAGATGCCCTTTTTCATTTTATAACAACAAGTTGGTTTTTCTCCACAAAGATTTGCTACATCCCAATGAGTAATTTTATAATCTTCACCTGAAATATCAAAAATACAGTAAGCTAGATTTTTTATACCAACGTCAAAGCTGATTATCATTAATTAGTTATAGTATTATGTTTTTAACTAATTAATTCCAATTTTGATATCCATTTTGAAGTAACTGTGCTTGAGTTATAACAGGTGTGTATCTTCTACATTCTAACTGGTATTTAGTTAGATACATCTGTTTCAAGTCACTATTTTCATAACCATATGGTTGAGTACTCTCAACACATGATTTATAAAGAAAAGGAGTATTTTTCTCTTCCTTAGGTCCAACATTTAGTCTAACAGGGCATGCGCAACACTGGTCGCAAGCTTCAAGCTGATTAGTCTTAATTATTGAGTCCGCATTTTCTACCATGTATTTTCTATATTGCCAGTTTGACTTTATTCCCGCTTGTTTGCGGATATCATCACTGATTTTACTACCAGGTTGATAAGTAGCATATGTTCTACCATCAGCCATTATAGCAGGAAAATCAAAGTGAATATTATTCGATCCTGAATAGCATGTTCCCCAGCTCATTCTTACTATACATCAAGAAGATTTATTCCTCTGGTTTATTCATTTCGTTCTTAATCATCTCTTGAAGAACTGGTTTCTTTATCTTCTTAACACTATCTTCGCTACCAAGATTTAGTCTTACAGCAAGTTCCCTAAGGCCGGCTACTTTCATTTTACTTACACCTTCTAATGTAATATTCTCAATTACAGATGACGTAGCTGTCAGTCCGTCCTCGTCATCATCGTCATCATCGTCACTGCTTTGAATACTGGAAAGTTCACTAGTACTACCAGTTGCAATTTCAAGTTCTTCTTCAGTTTTAACATCTCCTAGATTAATAGTTTTAACATCTCCATCTTTATTTTCCTCAATAATCTCTTCCACCCCTAACTCATTAATTTCACTAATTTCTGGTCCGTCAATAACAGGAGGAGGAGGTCCTTCAGGTGGAACCATTGTAATGCCGATAACTTCTAAGTTAATATTTTCTAAAACTTCTTCTGAATTATCTGATAATTCAATAACTTCTTGCATTTCGTTACTTTCACTTTCTTCATCAGACTCACTATCACTATCACTATCACTTGTTAAGTCATTTTCGTCGTCAGATACTTCTATTTTCTGTTCAGGTGTTGTATTTGAATAGTAATCATTTGCAGCATCAACTGCTTCTTGTGTAGCTCCATTTGCTACTACCGGAGGTTGTTGTTGTGCGCCACCGCTATACATTGGTCCGTTTGTTATAGTTTGTTTGACATTTCCAATAAAATCTGCTAAAACTTGGTTTTGTTTAACAATAGCTTTCTCCATAGCAGTAATTCTTGTATTACAATAATAAACAATAGCACCTGCGATTAATAGAGTAACTGCAATTGCAACAACAAATCCACTACCTTCTAATCCAAACATGTTCATATTATTCTAAAACAAGGACATAATATTTATACCGAAGTTAAACGAAATTATATATTTATATTGTCTATGGCTTTTTCTGCGTTTTCAATTATTTCATTCGGAAAGTCTAAATCTTTTAAAACTTTAATACCTCCTTTAACATTTGATATACCAGGGACAATCTTATATGTGTAATTAAAATCATTATTTATATTTTCAATTTCCATGTTAAGATTTATAATATTATTATCACTCTCCATTTTCTTACATAAGTCTAAGAAATGTGTTGTAATAATAAATGTAATATTATCATGTTTATTTAAATATTTTAAAAACCCTGTCGCAGCACCTATTGCTTCATATGGATTTGTTCCTGAAAATAATTCATCAAATACACAAAACTTATTTTTTGTTGTATCTTGGTTATTATCTAATATTTCTTTACATCGACGAGCCTCTGCTTGAAATAAACTATCTCTTCCTGAAGTATCAGGAATGTTAATATAACATTGTAAATCTTGATAGCAACAAATCTTTGCTTTTTTGTAAAATCCGTAACCTAGTTGTTGAGATAACAAAATATTTATCATAGCAGTTTTAATTATAGTTGTTTTGCCTGCTGCATTAGGTCCTGTAATAATTATATTTTTATTAAGGTTAATGTTATTGGGAACAAAATCTTCGTCAACCATAATAGGATAGTATGCTTTTTTGAAATAAGTTTTCTTATTACTGAATGTGCAAGTAGATACTTGTTTTTCAATAATTCTAGTGTTAAAATTATTAAGATTTTTGATATAAGAATTAAACTTCACAGAATAATCTATAATTGAAATCAAATATTTATCATTGTATAATTGATAAAAACTTTGCATTAAATATCCTATCTCTCTTACTTTACCTATTGATAGCTTGTAACTGGTAAACTTTTCATATTTACCAAGCATTTCAGACATATGATTAATACATAATTGAAGTTCTGAATACCAATTATTAAATGTTGTAATACTACTTAGCTTTATGTTACTAACAGTATTTGACATGATATTTATTGATTTTCTCATATAATCTTTTATAATGTCTAATTTGTCATGAATCGTTTTAAAGTTGCTAATAAACTTTTTACATGATTGATAATTCCAATATATTTGTGCTAAATAGAATACAAATGATATTATAATATAAATCCTTTTATCCCAACTAGCACTACCAATAGTAAATATTTGACCAATACTATGGTTTGATAAAACTTGTTTTAAAACTTCTGTATATTTATTGAAGTTGATAGGATGACCTTGAAGTCTAATAATAAAAAATGGCATAATTAATAGAAATATAGGTAATGCCAGCGTAAGAAGCGGTGAAGATAATTCATATAAACTTAAGTATTTCATAATTGTAGAATTATTGTTTAAAAACTTTAATTGGTCCCATTCAATAAAGTGGTATTTTTCGATGAATCCAGTTTCATCTGCAATGTCTTTCCTTAGTTCTATAATATCTTCAATACACTTATCATCAATAGCTTGAGGGACACATGAAGATAAAAAAACTTGATTGTCTTTTAAAAAAACACTATCATCTGTATAATATTTTGCAAGCGCGTCAGCATTAAGTTTTTCAAAAGGTGTCCGCATATTAAATATTTTGTGATATATTGGATTTTCTCCGTCGGTTAATTCCATCTCATCTATAATATTTTCATTTACAACATAATTATTATCTAGTGTTTGAATAGGTAAATTGAATTGAACAGGTTCTTTTTTCAAGTGTTCATTATCAATAAAAGGTAAATAACTTTTAATAAAGTCAATATCCATGTCTAGGTAAGAAAGATATATTATAACAATTTATTTAACGAGATTTGTTATAATAATTTATGCATTTTGTAGACTAGATGCCCAGTCTCCAGGCATTTCTTGAATCTGTGTTTGATAGTGTTGCTCTATCTCCTTAAGCTTGCGGATGTCGCGTTTTGTTACAAAATTAATACCTATTCCTTTTCTGCCCCAACGACCACTTCTTCCGATTCTATGTAGGTATGTATGGACACATTTAGGCAAGTCAAAGTTAATTACTGTGCTTACTTGCTGTACATCAATGCCTCTTGCGGTAACATTTGAAGAAATTAGAACACGCTGTTTACCATTTTTAAACTCTTTGTAACTATTTGCACGGTCATCTTTAGACATACCACTGTGTATCTGACATACCGGATAATCGTCTGATATCATAGCATCATAAAGGTCCTGCACTCGTTTAACGCTATTGCAATAAATAATACTTTGAGATAGACTAATTGACCCAAAAATATCTTTAAGGCAACCATATTTTATATCATCACCATCAACAGCTACATAATATTGCGAAATACCCTCAAGTGTAAGCTGGTCTGCTTTAACAAGTACTTTAATCGGATTTCGCATAAACTTATCTGTCAATGTAACAAGGTCGTGTGGCATAGTAGCACTGAATAAAGCTACTTGAATCTCACCTGGCATATATTGGAAAATATTGTAAACTTGCTCTTTAAAACCAGATGATAACATTTCGTCTGCTTCATCCAATACAATGAGTCGAAGAGTACTTTGCTTGATTTTCTTTCTTCGAAGCATATCGTAAACTCTTCCAGGACATCCTACTACAATATGTGGCGTGTTATCCATTAGCTCTTTAATACATTCATCTGTAGATGTACCGCCAATAAGAAGCTGTGTTTTTAGTCCCTTCATAAATGTACCAAGAGAATCAATAACAGATTTAGTCTGCTGTGATAATTCTCGTGTTGGTGACAGAATCATTACTTGCACTTGATTTTTACTAGTATCAATTGCCGCAAGACTTCCAACAGTAAAACATCCTGTTTTACCGGTTCCTGATTGTGCTTGAGCAATAATATCTCGATGCTTAATCATAGGAACTATTGCTTTTTTTTGAATGGGACTTGGATTTTCAAATCCATACGCATAAATCCCTCTCAGAATATTTGGTTCGATTTCTAGTTCGTCCCAATTTTCTATTGCGTTATAATCGGTTGTTTGTTTTGGTTCTTTATCTGTATCGCTCATTATCGTAATTAAACTAGTTGACATTCGTTTAAGTTCATTATCTATATATGTTCATATATTTCATTAAAAAATTGATTTAAAATAGAGACGATGAATTATATCATCTAATATGGCAACTATGGCAAGTGTAACTCGTTATACCCTCAATGATTTTGAAACCATTATTAATAATGGGTTTAAATGTGAGCTATCTCCGCAAATACTTGAAATCGTTCAAAGACTAGCAGACCAAGTTGGTGCACCCGAATATATAAAAACACCACAATTTATTAGAAGAGAAGGACAATCGGGAGGTCACAGAAATAGAAGCAGGCGCAGAAATAAGAAAACTACAGAACTATCTGATGAGGCATGGGAAGAGATTAGAAACTTTGAAGCTACGAAACGTATTGAAAAAGAGGGAATTGAAAAATCAATTGATATTGTAAGAAAAGCAATGAATAAAATTAGTGGTAAAAATTATGACACACTCAAAGAAACTATCTTCTCAGAATTGGAAACAATTATTAATACAGGTATTGAAGTAGAAGGAGAAGATATGACTAAGTTAGTTGATTCTCTTTACAAAATTGCAAGTCAGAACGGGTTTTATTCTGAATTGTATGCAAAACTGTATACGGAACTAGTAGAAAAGTATAGTTTTATCAAAACTCCTCTTGAAAAAAGTTCTAGACAGTATATTACAGAACTGAATACTATTACGTATACTTCACCTGATGATGACTATGACTTGTTTTGCAAAAATAATAAAGATAATACAAAAAGACGTTCTGTTGGTATATTCTTTGTTAATATAGTGAAATATAAGCTAATAAGTGTTAATTGTATTGTTGAAATTATAGAAGAAATTCAAGATAAGATAACTAGTTATATGGAGGAAGATGGACAATCTGAGATAGTTGATGAATTATCTGAATTAGTAGGTGAAATTGTTCCAAAGTTCTTGCATGTTATGTCTAATATTGAAAATGAAGATAACATTGAGTGTAAACAACGTAGTATCATTGCAAATATTAGAGAAATCTCAACTTTCAGTTCAAAAAATTATCCTTCACTTTCGAATAAAGCAGTATTTAAACATATGGATATTATGGATACCGATGAAATTGAGGCTGCTCTTGAAAGATTGGACTAAGTAAACCGTTTAAACATAATAAAATTATATTATAAAGATTAATGGAATATTTTCTTTATAATATTAATGAGAAAAAACGTAAGAGAACACACTCTATTGATGAAGTAATGGATTATTATAACAAAATAGACATTACTGAAATAGTATCCGAAGAAAACTTGCAACAAGATGATGAAGACGAAAATGAAGACGAATATTTTATTGACTTGGATGAATCTAGTCTTAGAAAAGAGTATAAAACGTATAGGGTTACAGAATTACGAGATATATTAAAGTACTATAGCATACCAAGGTGTAAAATGAGAAAACCAGAAATTATAAGAAAAATTGTAGAGTTTGAACTTAATATAGAAAATGCTGCACTTGTTCAGTTAAGATATAGTGATTCATAAATATATATTTATTTTTATATTTATGTGTTAAAAAATATGCATAAGTATATATAATGGTCCAATCTAAGATAGATAAAACTATAAATTATCCAGAAACTAAAGAATTAAATCAGGAAGATAAAGATTATGATGCTGACCTTTTTGAACTTAGTTTATTTAATAAGGATAGTATAATTGCAGTTGGGCAAGTAAAGTATACATTTATTGAAAAAAATGTGATTTACTTTCCCGTTTACATAATAAAAGATGAACGGGTAGATAGTCAGATAGGTGTATATGAAATATTTTCTGACAGACAGCCAAGTATTATTGATGAAGATGGTGATATTGATATAGATAAATTGGGAGAGCTTCTACTATATTCTTTTGTTACTGAGAATTATATTAAGGATGATACTTCTACTCCTGATGTAACAAGAGAAGAACAAGAAGACGATAATGAAGATGATAATAATGGAGAAGAGGATGAAGTTGAAGAAGAGGATGAAGAAGAGGATGAAGAGGATGACGAGGATGACGAGGATGATGAATCTATAGAAGAGTTTGGTTTCTCTCCTTTACAAAAGCAGAACGTAGCTCAAGCTAAAAAAGAACGCGATGGTTTCAAAAAACAAGCAGGTCAAGACTGGGTTGCACGTTTTATGAGAAATAATAACTATAAATTAGTTGACAATGAAGGAGGTGGAGATTGTTTATTTGCAGTTATAAGAGATGGATTAAAAAGAGTTGGTGTACAAACAAGTGTTGTTGAACTAAGAGAGAAATTAGCTAATGAAGCAACTGAAGATGTATTTCAAGGTTACAAAAATATGTATCTTATGGCTAAAGGAGAATTAAATGATGCAGATAGGCTTTTGAAAGACCTTGTTAAACAACACAAAGACTTGAAAAATCGTGCAAAGAAAAAAGGAATAAATAGGGATGAAGTAAAAGCTTTAATTACACAAGCAAATGCTGTAGGAAAAAACCATAAAATAACAAAAGCTGAAAAGAAACTAGCAGTCGAATTACTTAACGAGTACGCTTTTATGAATGGAGTAAATAACTTGGAACAATTTAAAGCCAAAATAAAAACATGTGCTTTTTGGGGAGAAACATGGGCAGTATCAACACTTGAACGTGTATTAAATATTAAATTAGTTATATTTAGTCTTGAATCTTTCAAACATAAAGATATGGATAATGTACTTTTATGCGGACAACTAAATGATACGGTATTAGAAAAGGCGGGAAGATTTGAACCGTCACATTATATATTAACAGAGTTTATGGGTTGGCATTACAGATTAATAACTTATAAATCAAGAGGTGCCTTTACTTTTGAAGAATTGCCTTTTGATATTAAACAATTAGTAGTTGATAAATGTTTGGAAAGACAAGCTGGTCCATATTACATTATTCCTGATTTTAGGACTTTTATGGCTGAAATAAATGTAGTACCTCCAGCTCTTGGACCAGATGGTATACCTGAGCCTCTAGAAGAAGAAGGAGAAGGCGAATTATATGACAGTGAAACAGTTTTCCAATTTTTCAGTAGGTCTGCTGATGACAAACCAGGTAAAGGGCGAGGAGAAAAATTAAAATCAGGAGATGAACTAAAATATGCAGAATTAGCATCAATACCTGATTGGAGAAAGAGATTATCCAATTTCTATATAGAAGCTTTTGAGCTAGAAGGTCATACTTGGTCCTCTGTAGAGCATTACTACCAAGCATCTAAGTTTAAAGAAAATAATCCAGACTTTTATCTTACCTTCACTCTAGATATGAATCCAGAAGGTCAATTAGCTATAGATGCGGCTCTTGCAAAATCGGCCGGAGGAAAAAGTGGCAAATCTAAAGGGAAAAGAGTAAGACCAAAAGAAGTTAAAATAGATCCAAACTTTTTCTCAGGAAGACATAAGCAAGAAATGAAAAAAGCACAAGAGGCGAAGTTTACACAAAATGAAGAATTAACAAGATTACTGTTGTTAACAAGAGACGCTAAGTTAAATCATTTTTCAAGAGGGCAACCTCCAATTGTTTTCACAGAACTTATGGAAATAAGACGGGATATAGAGAGAAAACATAGAAAAAAATAGTTATTAGCTCTAAAAAAGGAACTACAATACATTTTCGATTAATTAGTTAAAAATATATTGTATGTAAATGTTATACAAATGGATGTCGCAGATGGATATAAAGATTCTCTAGATGAAATATTAGAAATTATACCAAAACATTTTGTAGATAAAGGACCTTATTCTAAAAAGTTGTATAAATTGATTGGCGAAGGTTTACAATATTACGATAGTACAAATGAAAATAATATGACTTTTACTGTATTGACCGGTGAGAATATGATAATGAAAGCGGTAGGAGCATACATTCCTAATGAAGTTCAAGAACATATTAAAACAAACCTTTATAAGCAATTGCATTATAAATATCATTTTTCAGATGATAGAATTATGAATGTTTATTTTGGTTTACTTGATAAACAGAGAATAAATTATCAAGTCTATCATGATATGATGCGACTTGTAATATCATGGGCTTATACCTGTATGAAATATTCTTATAAAGTCTGCTCTCGCAGACAAACAATATATTTTTACTTAACTGATTACAAAAAAAAACTTCCGCATAGCAATATAATTACTTTAGATTACAATCATATTAATACTGGTGTAACAACAAGATGTTCTGAAAATAACGAAACAATCATATACAGAAAAGAAGAGTGGTTCAAAGTATATATACATGAAATGATGCACTCTTATGGATTTGATATATCTGATACTTACAGAGGTATGATAAGTCAAGAAATAAAGAAACTATTCGAAATAAAAAGTTCAATGAAAATAGAAGAAGCATATGTTGAAGTTTGGGCTAGAATTATAAATAGTGGTTATGCATCATATTTTTCAGCGGAGAATGAAAAAGATTTTGAACAATTGTTTTTGTTTGCAATGGAAGCAGAGAGATTATTTGCAGTTATACAAGCTCAAAAAGTATTAGGTTTTATGAATCTTTCATATGATTTAATTATAACAAAAGGGACAAGAATAGCTTATAATTTGTATAGAGAGCGTACAAATGTATTCGCTTATTACATTTTGACTGCAATGTTTTTAAATAAACCTTATGATTTTATGAGATTTTGTTCTAAAATAAATAAAAAGTGGTTACGTTTTGATAACACCGTTAAAGCAATAAAAGAAATAGAAAAATATATAAAAAACAACTATAAAGATGATGAGTTTCTAGAAAATATGAGAAAAAAATACAAAACTAGAAATAGCGGATTAAGAATGACTTTAATTGAAGTTAATTAAAAAATTGACACTGTAATAAAGATAAACTTATATGTCAATAAAACAAGATGGGAATTAAAAATCTAAACCGGTTTCTTAGGGTTAATTGTCCTCAAAATATTCGTCAAATCTCTTTGTGGGACTTGCGTGGAAAGACTATTGCTATAGATGCAAGTATTTATATGTATCGTTTTCAAACGGATAATAATTTAATAGAAGGTATTTATCAGATGGTATCTCTTCTAGAACATTGTAAAATAACACCAATATTTGTATTTGATGGGCCGCCGCCTCCTGAAAAAGCAGAAACACTTAAAAAACGAAAGGAAGAAAAAAAGGCAGCTGAACGCGAATATAAACATGCTTGTAGTATCTTGAGGGATTGTTCACCCGATGAAGATACAAGTGACCTAGAGGCAGAAATTGATAGTCTCAGAAAACAGTTTGTTAGACTTACACAAGATGATATTGATAGTGTGAAATATCTATTGGAGCTTATGGGCATATCATATTATGAATCTGATGGCGAGTCAGATTATGTTTGTGCAAAGATGGTACAAAAGAAAGTAGCATTTGCTTGTATGAGTGAAGATATGGATATGTTTGTATATGGATGCCCAAAAGTGCTACGATATTTGAGTTTACTGAAGTCAACCGTAGTAATTTATGATTTGAAGGGAATACTAAAAACTTTACAGTTAACATTGGATAACTTTAAACAAATTTGTGTTTTGTCTGGTACTGATTATAATAATGGAGAAACGTATAACTATGACCTAAATAGAGTTCTAAAATATTATTCTAAGTATTGTAAAAATAAAAATAATAATAAAGGAGATTTTCATAATTGGGTTTGTGAGTATGTTGGGAATATTAATTATAATAATTTAAATTACGTTTACAATATGTTTGATTTGACAAAGTATTCTATTAGCAAGGACAATTTAATTGAAACAAAAAAAGAAGAAGAAATTATGAAAGACTTTCTATACAATTATGGTTTTGTATTTGTATAAAACTTATTACTACTGTTATCAAGAATAATATAATTTTTTATAACAGCATAAAAGATTTCGTCTCTTATTATATAATGAACTTGATTGTAACTATGGATAATGAAGATTCTCCTCGCACAAAAATTAAAAGATATAATGAAAAAGTACCAAAAACACGAAAACGCAGAAGAGTTTCTGATGATGAGTTTGTAATCTTAAAACCAGGAGAACAAGAAAGTTTGAGTATTAGAAACTATAAAGTACAGCATTTGAAAAGTATGTGTAGACACTATAAACAACGTGTTGGTGGCAATAAAGATGAGCTAACTGAGCGAATATATAATTATTTAAGATTATCGTATTATGCGATAAAGGTACAGAGATTGTCTCGAAAGCATTTATGTAAAAAATACATAAAAGCTAAAGGTCCAGCTTTTATTAATCGTAAAATATGTGTTAATGATACAGATTTTTTTACAATGGACCCAGTTAAAGATATAAGTAATGCACAATTTATTAGTTACAAATGTAAAGATGGGAAGATTTATGGATTTGATATTATGTCTCTCTATAATTTAATTAGAAAAGGTAGTGCACCATTTACAAATCCATATAATAGGATTGAATTGCCTAGAAAGCTTCTTGATAATGGAAATTATCTTCTTCAAATGTGCAAACATTATAATGAAAAAATAATGACAAAAATCCAGGAAGAAGAAATGGACAGTTCAAAGGAATTAGAGTTGAGAGCTCTGGCTGCTTTTCAAAAAATAAACGAACTAGGTAATTATGTAAATCATAGTTGGTTATGGAGTTTACAAAGAGTACAATTAATAAGATTTGTTAGAGAGCTTGTAGATATATGGAATTATAGGGCACAATTAGCTAATGAAGCAAAAAGGCAGATTTATCCACCCCATGGTGATATATTTAGACATTTAAATATGTATATGTTACCAGTTTCAGATAGAGACCAATTAAGGACATTGGCAGTAACTGTTATAGAAAGATTAATTAATAACGGTGTTGATTATGGTTCTCAATCTTTAGGAGCAAATTTTGCATTATGTGCATTAACTTTAGTGTCGCAATCTGCTAGAGATGCACTGCCATGGTTGTATCAATCTGTTGCCCATCATTAATTATGCGTTTTATTTGATATTAAGAAAGTTTAGGAGTTATTATTATTATTATGACAGGGGTTCTCGTCTCATAATAATATATTTTGCGTTAAAACGCTTAAATAGATTGTATATAGATATGTTATAAGATGCCAAGAAAAGCAAAAGCAAAAGCAGCCACACCAACTACCCTAAAGGGTAGTACCAAAAAATCCGCTTCTAAGAAGTCCAGTAAAAAGGCAACTGAGGTTGTACAGGAGGTAGCACCTGCAAAAACCAACACTGTTGTAGAGGAGACACCGGTAGCACCAGAGGTCGCCCTTGCCAACGAGTTCACGGGAGTCCTTGCAGCTATCCAGGAGGTAACATCCAAGATTTCTGCACTTCGCACTCGTTGTCGTGCCCTCGAGAAGAAGGCAGTGCGCGAGCTCAAAGCCGCTAACAAGCGTAGCAAGAAAAAGCGCAGCACCGGAACTCGCACTCCATCGGGCTTTGTCAAGCCCACTAAGATTAGTGAAGAGCTAGCAGCATTCCTAGGAAAGTCTAAGGGAACTGAGATGGCTCGCACAGAGGTAACTAAGGAGATTAACGCATATATTCGTGCCAATAAGCTCCAGAACCCAACGAATGGTCGCATCATTCTTGCTGACGCCAAGCTTTCCAAACTACTTAACCTTAAGAAAGAGGATGAGCTTACATACTTCAATCTTCAGAAGTACATGCGTCCTCACTTCGCTAAGGCTGGTGCTAAGGCTCCTACTGTTTCTAAGTAAATAGTCTGATATAAAAAAATAGCATATTTAATGCATCAATAACTAATTAATTAGTATTTGTTTGAAATTATTCAAATACTAATTTATAACACTTGCTTTATTGCCTCGAATAGATTGTCACTTTTAAACAAACGAGTTATTATTGTTTGTTTTTCAATATTCAATTCTGGTACATAAATTGTATAGTAAGGTATTTTGTCATCATGGTGAACTGCTGTTATATGTGCCTCATAAACTATTTTATCCTTTGTGTACCAGACTTTTTCATCTTTTTGAAATGTTATTTCTGACATCTTCATTAAAATATATATTATTGTTAAACTTTATTTTTATCTAGATTTAATTTTATACTTATTTACTAGTTTAAAAACTTATATTAGATTTTTTATTACAAGTTTCTAGGTAATATCTTCAGCTCTTTAAGTTGACGATTTATTAAGATGATTTCTCAAAAAATTGAAATAGAGACAACTTTGTCATATAAAGTAATATAAGCAATCATGAGCAGTACCGATATTCAGTCACTAGTAATCAACGCAACCGATTTCACTCCTTCTAAGGATGTGGGATACAATAAGCCACGTGTTAATAAGGCCGGAGGAAAGGCAGTTAGCATCGTTAATAACACAACTCGTCGTCAGTTGATGATCACTACACCACTAATGCTTACCTGGGGTGTAAATGAGCGTCGCGATGAGAGCAGTGGGCGTGTCAGTTATGATATGTCTCTTCAGTTCCCAAAGGAGGCTTATGCCACACCTGAGACTACTGCTTTCCTACAGGCGATGGAGGCATTTGAGAGTCAGATTATGTCTGATGCAATTAAAAACTCTAAGGAGTGGTTCAATAAGGCAAAGCTAACTGATGGACAGGTTGATGTTCTATTCAATCGTATGCTTTACTGGCCTAAGGATAAGGAAACTGGTGAGCGTCGCGCAGATTCAGCTCCTACTCTTCGTGTAAAGATTGATTATTGGGATGAGGCATTCAATTGTGAGATTTACAATGTTGACCAGACACCTCTATTCCCTAGCAAGAGCGACGCTAGTCTTATGCCAAGTGATTTCATCTCAAAGGGTAGCAACGTAGCTTGTGTACTTAAGTGTGGCGGCGTTTACTTCGTAAATGGCAAGTTTGGAGTAACCTGGCGACTTGTCCAGGCTGTTGTTAAGCCTCGTGCATCAATCGCAGGACGATGTGTTATTCAGCTATCCAGTTCTGATAAGGAGAAGCTTAAGAATCAGCAGGAGCTTGATGATGATGAAGAGGATGGTGTAGTTGTACAGGAAGATAGTGACGATGAAGATGAAGATGAAGATGATGCGTCAGTTGTATCTAGCTCTTCTGGACCGACATTCTCTAAGAAAGCAGCTAAGCAAGAGGTAGAGGAAGAAGTTAAGCCTAAAAAGAAGAAGACTGTTAAGAAGCGCGTAGTCCGCCGCAAGAAGACAACCAGTGATGAGTAAATTATAAAATAAAAAATAATAAAAATAAATAAAAAGTTGTACAATTCAATTTTTTATTTGTTTATTATATAATGACATCGTTGTTTGAAAACTTAAAAATGAAAGGTGGGGGTGATAGAAAACCAGGTTGTCCAAATGATGTTCACTTTAAACTTCATAAAACATCTAAGGGGAGGAGTCAAAAACATAGTATATTGGGAATGAACCGTTTAACTGTAGTACAACCATGTAATTGTAGTTTTAATTTATGGTGTGAATATCCTGCATTAACAAAAATAACGG